CGATGTGTTTATGGAAACCGGCTGCGTCGGTCGCTTGAATCGAAATTTACTGTTGTAATAAAAGTTAAGTGTATGTGTCTTGAAATAAAACAAAAGTTTAAAAAAAATCATCTTTTATTGTGTTCCATTTCATTACATCCAGTACGGTTCGAAACGGTCGCCAATTGATTATACCGAACCGGTTCGTTGTTGTTTGTAACAAATGATGGCGGGCGAACTGTTGACAGACAGGCGAGGTTCGGTCACCAACAAAGCGTCAATGTCCTTTACGTCGGTATTGATTTTAGATAGGTTCTGCACAAAACTCGATGGAATATTGCCAAAGACGCAAAACAACATTTTATCATATTGCTTTAGCATATCGTTTTCGTCCTGGGCGAACGAGACGCTTTTAATGTCGCGCAGGGACACGCTTTCGGAATTTTTGCGCATACACATGACATGCCAAACTTGAAGTGCTCCCGAATCGTTGTTGACCAAGACCACATTGATCGGTCGGTTGAACGATTTACATCGAACCAGATCTAACGATACGAACGGTAGCACGAAACAGCTTATCACATAATTCCCAAGGCACTTATTAGCGTCGTGCACTTGTCTGATACTCATTGATATGGGCCGTTTTATCTTCTCGTATCCGCTAACGAGCCTGGTTTTATAATCTTGACACGCGTCCGCCGCAGTGCATTCGTATCTGAACATCATCCGAACAATACAATTCGGAGCATTGGCTATTGTGAACACCATAGTATTTGTATTTCGCAAAGGTTCATATAAATTAATGTCCATTATTTTCTTTGTTATAGTACATTCATCTGCCTGCGCAAGCGCCAATGGATACTGAGGTCACTTTCGAAACGCTCTTTGAGCCACAGCAACAGCAGCAATTGTATCGCCCACAAGAATATGAACAAAATTATCTGGCTTCAAACGGGTTCGTGAATCATCAAGAATCTAACGGTTTCTATCCGTGTTTAAACACGCCTATCGACCAACGAACAGCGTTTCCTAATAACAACGCGTTCTATAAAGGCGGCCGCAACGGAACCGTTGCTCATAGTACGCCCAATCACAATATGGTTGCGAGCATTATGGACGTGTCCGGTAATGCTTACAATTATTCAGCCAGTCTGTTATCTGCCTCGCCTACAGATTTGAACAATTTAAATGAAATTAATAATATCGTGACCAACGATCGCGTCAACAACCCGATCGAAACCGCAGACATCGACAAGAGTTTGGGCCTGGAGGAATACGCCAACAGGATCATTGAAACGCACGAAGACGAATTGAAAAACGCTCGTGTCGACAACACGGAGCCTCCTTCTGAGAACACTCAGCAGCCGCTTGCATTGGTCGTCGATCCGTCGGTTAAAGCGGTTGTCAAAGCACCGATGATTGCCGAGAAAAAACCACGAAAAGATCTTGAAAGTGGTGCTCCTGCTAAAAAGAAGGTGCGTTCGTTCAGCATTGGCAAGAGACATTTAACTTTTGAAAAGAACAATGCCAACAACACTAGTTGTTATAGCAGCAGCAGCAGTAGCAGCAGTGAATCTGATAACGAAATGGAAAAAGAGCAAGTCGTTGCAAAGACCAAAAAGACCACGTCAAAACGTAAATATCCCTTTCAAAAAACCATCCAAATGCCGACAAATGATGATGGCGAAAGTTGCGACGAAGAGGACGAGAGCTGCGCTGTGAAGAAACCAGCCATGGAATCGATCATCGTCAGACGAAACGAATACGATAATGTGTCTTCGTGTGCAGCCAGTTCGCCGAACCGTTCCGACGCAGAGAACAAAAACGATAGTGACGATGGCGACGACGACGAAACGGTTCCTGAAGGAGGGGTACACGATTCGTCCAAGAGCGACTACACGGAGGATCAAGAGAAGCCGGAAAAACAATTAAAATACCGAAACATTGAACCGTCGAACCAACGTCAGAAACGCAAACTATGCGGCAAGTACAACAAAGAGTCGCGTGCCACAATAGTGCCCATTCCTCATCTTTCGTCGCAAACGTCTGAAGATGATTCGTCGCTCGAGCAAAGGGAAAACTCGCATAAAATCAACGAAATGCTGAAGATAGATCGCCGTGTGTTCGAAGGCAGATACGACATGTCGCGTCGGTTCGTCGATTTCTACACTTCGAAAATGTGCCACATGTTTTTGATTACGGAACCGAACGAAAACGGCAACGACAAGTTCGAGCTACGCTACATTAATACCGTTCATTCGGTTATGCACGAGTACAAAACTTATCATGTTTCGAACGGTAACAGCGTGATCGTGCTAACACTGAACCGTTACAAATTCCTCATAGTCGAACAGTTGTTGGACGCGATGAACATGCCTGTACCGTTGGCGGAACGGATCGATGCGCCCAAACAAAACGAAGTGTCGTTCACCGACATCAAGGACAACAAGTACATTAGCCTTTTGGTGAAACATTTCGATCTGGACACCGTTATCGCTCAAACCGAGTTGATGTTTCTGTACAGTGCCATGGATAGAAACAAGGGAAAATACGTGCACAATAAGTTGACCAATCTGGTGGAAGATAACACACTATTTTCGTTGCCAGTTAACGTGTCGCGCAAAGAAGCAGCCAATGCCGAGGATGAAGTACAAAATATTTGCAATAGTCAAGAGTCCAAGTACGTCAAAGATATCGTATACCATGCGCAGACCATACACTTTAATCAAGTCGAAAATGTATCACGCTATCAGCCGCAGTCCTATTATAAATACATTGATAGACTCAAAGAAGAAATATCCATCTGGTTGCCGGCCGCTTTGACCAACTACAGGGGCGACATTAAGAAGAAACGAGACTTTACGTACAAATACGGCAGTGTTGCGCGTATATTCTTTTCCAGTAGCGATTCGGACATTTTGAAACAGGTTCGCAAGGAAAAGGGCGGTCGGTTTTTAGTCGAAAACTATTTGCAATGCAACCGCGAAGACACGACGGACAGTTTCATTCTGATCGACACGAAACAAGATGAACGATTGACCATTGTCAAAAAGGGGCTATCGTTCATATGGCTAAACTCGATCCACACGGACATAAAGCCCGCAGATATTATTGATAAATTCAAGTTTGGCACTCATCATGTGCTGTCGTTGAACAAGAACACGCGTAAAGAGGTCAACGCGCGTCACAACGGGCTCATTAAACTTATCGCCCACTTCACCTCGGGAGCCTTGAAGATCAATCACGTGGTTATGTTGGCCAAAGAATTCTACAAGATTAAACATCAATGTATCGAATACAAAGACAACAAGTTGCAACCGGCCCGACCCGAAGTCGTTGTGGAGAAACCGTATGAATTTGTCGATGTATTCTCGGATGAGTATAAAATTTATCAGCAGCAACAGCAGCAACAGCAGCAAAAACCAAAGGACAAGATTGTTAAAATGAAAATTAAACCTAAGAAAATTAAAAGTACCTAAATGTATATTTGTTGTTATAGAGAGTAGTTTTACATTGTTACATACTATTTTATAACCATATTGTGATAATTTGTATTTTCATACCAAGACGTCTAGACTGTAATTACTTTGTACCCATTTATATGTACGATAATTAAGTTTTTTTCAATAAAATATTCTCTTATAAATAAGATCGTTTTATTACACTTCCTATTAAATTATGAGTCTGTTTAGGGGTCTGAGAAGGGTCAATAAAACTTATCCCAATAATAGTAGTTTTATATCAGACAATGCTGCTTTGGTCGCCAGTCAAACACCGCCTGGGTTTCAGAGCGTCATCAATGCTCCCAGTTCTAGGCCTATTGCCGGAACGACTGAGGTCATTCCAGGTTACAACTTGCCGAACAATAGGTTTGCTAGTACGGCGGAAGTCAACACCACCATGCGTAGCGGCAACAATGCCGAGATTAGGGACATTTTCGGAAACGTCAGCGACAGCCAGATCAGTGGCCTGACGCCTATTCGTAGGTCTGACAACTTGCCCGATCCGGTCGTAAAAAACCGCAACGAGCGCAAACGAAACGTCAGGAATAGGCATCCTAGGTCAAAAGCTCGTACGCCGGCCGAAGTAAACGATTTCCTCAATAGTCAACCGCGGCTTAAAAACCATTTAGAAACCCTCAAAAGCGGCGGTACGCTAGTTTTAATGGGTGCAGGTATTGTGTTAACTTTTGCAGCTGTCAATCTGGTTCAAGACATAAT